ATTATTAGAGAGACTTGTGTCTACACTTCGTCATATGAAAGAGAGAGGTGTAGGAATACGAGTCGGGCATCGTTGGTCACATGGTGGAGCTGATTCTATAGCTAAAGCCCTCGGTATCTGTTTAGATAACTGTTGGGCGAATTTGATTGTTGAAGGTGATGGGGAACATTTTGATCAAACGATACGAGAATTATTTAGTAACTTGTATTTGAGTATGCAAATGTTGCACTATGATCCAACCTCAGAAGATCTACCAATATTTCGTATGGTAAATGAATTCCTTATTAAGAATATGATAAATAGAGTAACTCAAGTAATAGGAGAGGTTTACGCAGTAATAAGTGGAGGAGTTCCATCGGGAGCTTTCAATACGAGTCATATGGATTCTTGGATTATGTTTTTGTACTTCTGTTTGTTTTGCGTATACACGATTGCGAATGCCCCAGATGATAAAAAAGAAGAATTGGAGGCAGCCTTCATGATATTAGTTCGAATAGTAGTTTATGGAGATGACCATTTGTATAATAAAGGTGTAGGAATATCCGCGGAGTATTTCAGTGGACAGCGTTTTGCTGCATTTATGAAGAAACATTTCAATGTAGTAATACGTGATGTTAAAGATGGAATTCCTTTTTGCTCGACAGCAAGAAATGGACAGATAGTTACAATGGGAGCCACTTTTTTGAAACATCAGTTTGTAATAAATGATAATACGTCTCCGGGTCAACCAAACTTTTTACCTTATCGAGAATCGCGAGAGTTTATAGTACGTGCCATTAATGGTAGAGAGACTAAATCCCGTGATCAAATAGATGTTCTTTTATCTATAGTTGGCCACGCTTATGGTACATATGCTTCTAATAGAGATGCTTATGATCGATTGTACCTTATCTACTCAGAAATTTTAGTATCTTTAGGAGATAAACTACATGATGTACCTCGTATGATGGAAGAACGAATGACGTACGAAGATTTGAAGAAATTGCGGCAATCGGATATTACAGTGGAGCAACTCTTAGAAGGTTTTCCTTCATGGGATACATTAGTTAAAAAAAATGTATGGGATGCGGCGTATCAAGATATCTCAGGAGTTCCATTAGACCATGATGCAGATATTACAGGAATGGGAGAATTTTATTAATTGCCATTAGAAGATTAGATTCATAAAAGTTATGCCTCTTTAAAAGGATCC